GTAAAGGCCTATAAGGGAGCTCGCATTCAAAGCTATATTCTTTAAGCTCCATATGTGCAGGTACTGCAACCTGTCCCAGCTTTAATATTTCGTATCTTTCTATAGCCAGTACACTCGATATTTCCACTTGCTCCGGATTCACGGGGAGCCTATACGTTACATTGTTGTAATCGAAAAATATGGCATATTTACTCATATCAATAAGCCCCCTCTGCTGCCATAGCTATTTCTTCCTGAAGTATTTTTCTTATTCTTTTAGCCACCTTATCAGCATCGGCGGTCTCTCTCACGTCACCAAACTTGATACTGATATTTGGAGCAAGTGTGGCCGTAGAAAACTTGTTAATGTAATCTCTTTCTGCTATGTCACGTAAGTATTTAAGATCCTCGTCAGACATATCTACTTCTACTCTTCCATTACGTCCAGTGCCTTTGACAGTCAGAGGATTAGCTGATGTACCAAATTTCGAGAAGTCATAACCTTTTAGATCACCTAAATCATCTACACCAGGCAAATTTCCTAATAGATTTTTCAGATTAAATTTGCTTTCAAATTTTTCCCCGGCTGTATATCCAACTTCCCAAGCTTTATTATAATCAATGGTATCCATATACAATTTACTTGGATCCATCCTTGGAATTTGTATTTTTGCTTCACCAACCAGATCTTTTACTGCACCTTTAAGGCTATTTTTCCAACCGCTAACTACATTAGCAAGATTAGACCCAAATATTGCATCAATAGCCCTGGCAATGCCTTGCAAGATGCCAAGGACTGCATCAGCCATTCCGGCAAATAACCGAACTATAGATCCTATCGGGTCAACAAATACATTTGCTAGAAATTCAGCAACTGTTGCAAAGACATCCCAAATAGAATATGCAACATCCACTATCAAATTCCATAACCCGATCAATATGTTTCCGATAGATGCCAGTAAAACCATAAAAGCACCGGCAATTATACCTGTTGCGGAAATGCTTGTACCAGCAAATTTATTTATAGCGGCAATCGCGCCGTAAAAAAGCGCAATCAAAGCAATTATTCCAAGAATAATCCAAGTTATTGGGCAGGCAAGAAGTGCTGCATTCAGCCCATATTGTGCTGCTGTGGCAGTAAAAGTTGCTCCCGCTTCCATCATCTTAGCCGCCGCTAATGCTGATGCAAAAATAGCTTGGATGCCAAGTATAGCATTGGTTACAAGTGCAACCCCATTATAAATTAACATAGCCGCAACTACTCCCATTATGACTGGCTCAATAATTGACCAGTTATCTGAGATAAAAGATCCTAATCGTGAAGCTACATCTATGACATTTAAAATTGCCCATGCAACTGCAGCAAATCCATTAATTATGTTATTTACGAACTTATCAAATCCAGGAGTGTTTATTAAACTATTTATCTTTTGGATAACTGCATCAAATGCTCTTAATCCTCTATTTTTTATTTTGCTCCAATAATCACTAAAAGTCATTGGCATTGTTTCAAACTTGGCATTAATATCATCAGCTGCCATAAACATGGCGTTTTTGATAATGTCTGAAGTGATAGCACCTTCAGAAGATAACTCTTTAAGTTCTCCTGTTGTCTTTCCCATATATTTTGCTATAGCACCATAAATGATAGGAGCATTTTCCATGATCGAGACAAGCTCGTCACCTTGCAACCTCCCAGATGCCATAGCCTGGGCTAACTGCCTCATGGCGCTCTGCTGTGTTGCAGTATCTGCGCCAGCTACTTTGAAAGATTTTTGTACAAGCTCAGTAAATGCTATCAACTCATCGTTTGAGGTAAATGCATCTTTGGCCAACAAACCCATTTTCGCTACTGCATCAGCCATATCAGAATATGCGCCTCTAGAACGATTAGCAGCTGCATATATTTTATTCTGGAGTTCTGTCTGTGTTTGCAATTTATCATTTATGAGAGCAAGCCTAGCAGCTGTATTGGTATATTCATCTACTATGTCTATTCCTTTTTTTATTGCTGCCAAGCTAACTACGGTACCAATCAATTTACCTAAACCGCTGCTTGCTTTGGTAGCACTTGCACCAGTTGCTTCTAGTTTTTTATTGAATTTATCCGTCTGACCACTGGCTTCAAGTATCTTTTTAGTTGCTTCATCAGTTCTCCTGTTTATTCTATTTATAGTTGCTGAATAACCATCAAACAACTTAAACATTGCTTTTAGGGTTGCCATTATCTTTTCCTGCCCCCTCTCCGGCCTTTGTTTCCGGCGGCTTTTATTTTGGAAGCTTCTCTCTTTTCATCTTCAATACGCAACTGGATACTTGCATAAATAAATGCCCTCTCTCTGTCGCTCATTTCGGCTAAAGTAGAGGGCAAAATATGAAGTTTCTGCAAGGCAAAGTGTGCCAAGTTAAACTCGGCATCACCTTGCCTTATTCGTTTTTTACTTCCTCAATCTCCTCATTTATGTCAACATCAAGCCCGCTTAATTCCTGAACAGCTTGAGCAAGTTCTGCAAACTCACCAACATAAAGCATTACTTTTAAAAGTTCTGCTTCTCCCAGCACACCGTAAGCCTTTTGCAGATCCGCATTCTTGAGGTCCGGAAATACTACCGCAGTCGCCGTCAGCTCATGGATATACCCCGTTCTGTCAAATGTTTCGTTACCTTTCTTGTCCCTCCTTGTATATTTTTTTATCAGTTGCTCGTTTTCCTTCTGAGTGATAGGCCTGATCACAAAAGGAACAGGCTTCCCGTCTTCCTGGAATCTATTAGAAACAATCACTTCCTTATTTTCAACCTGAATAGGATTTAGAAAAGCTTTCAACGAACTCATACATTTCCCTCCTAAAATTATCTTAATAAGGGGTAGGCGGATCACCTACCCCTTATCTGTAATTCTCCGGCAGTTTAAAGCTTTTGAGGATCTCGATATCGTCAAATGTAAAGTCAGTATCAAAGGTTATCGGGTCATCAGACTGATCATCCAGTGTTGCCACCGGAACGGTTGCCAAGATCACGTTCAACAACACAACTTCCTGCCTGCCTACGGTGCTCTGCGGGTCCTCATTCTTTACTTGTAATTTCAAGCCCCGATAATTACCGGTCCGCAGATACTGAATTGCCTGGTTCAGCATCTGACTGTTCATAAAATACATGGTCATGGACCCTGTACCCGTCGCCCCAACAACCTTGTGCTGAGTCATCCGGTGACCGAGCATCCGTCTTTCCTGAACGATCAGATCTATCTGGGCAGTCAGGGCCGATATTTCAAACAACTCTCTGTTCTGCCCGTTTATAGTGATATATGCTTTCCCCTCACGGGCGGAAATAGTATCCAAAATCCTTGTGTAGTTCTCAGCCACTTACTATCCCTCCTTTACGACAAGTTCACAGTAATATAGATTTTCTCAACGCTGTCTACCGGCTGAATATAACAGTCAATTACGACTGCATCGCTTTCTGCCCCAGGAGAGACTGTCACATCTTCCGGCTGGAAATTCTGGATAGCGTTCAGTCTTTGAAGTTCATTGAAATACTCAATCAGAGTAGCCCGTAACAGCGACCGGCCATCATCATTGTTGTCTACTTTGCCAACGTAGTTACTTTCAAAGATGGTAGTAATATCATTGTTTATTCCGTCTATTACCCGGACCACCCTGTTTTTTGTAAACGGTTTGCCCTTATCTACTGTAATTGAAGTTAAAGAGTTTATATCATATACTGCAGTAACATTCTGAGCAGAATCCACTTTAAAGATAAATTCCCCGTTTTGAATAGCAGTTTCCATCTCAGTTTTTGTCATCCTGGGTATTACATCAACAGCACCTATATATTTACGGCCAGTGTTAGATTGATTTATGTTAGCCCCTGCGGTTACGCCTGCTACCCATGCGGTTGTTTGTGCAGGAGTCAGTTCTGTTCCGTCAGCAAGCTTCACGCCCTGGGTGACGTTAATAATGGCCTCGCTATCAGCATCATGATTGGCCAAGACAGCCTGGACCTTGACACCTTCATCATCTCTCATTGCTTCAATCCAAGTCTGAATTTCAGCTTTTATTGTAGCAGTACCTTCACCGTCATAAGGATAGCAAAGCACATTGAAGTTTTCTGTCTGCAGTGTCTCTAGCGCATCTTCTACATCATCAGCTATATGGTTTT